GTGCGATGTACCCGGGCAGCGAAGTACTGCCGGATGTCGTGGTTGTCGTTGCGTCTGCCATGTATGTCTCCTACGCAGGCAAAACGCTCTGCGGATTGACCGGGCGTACTTGCTGCTTGCTGCCATGTGCCTGCTTCCTGATGCGCTCCATCATTTTGTACAGCTCCGCTGCACCCGCTTCCGTGGACCCCCCGCCGAGGCCAGACACCACGTCTGCAGAAATGACGAATTCACCCCGGCCGAGCCGACCTTCTTTGCCGTCGTCCATCTGGACAGGGATGCTGTCTGACAGCCCCGTACCCGGACCGTCGATCAGCCGCGGAGACAGCCCCGCCGCGATGCCAGAAGGAACAGGTCCGCCTTTTGCTGCGTGGAAGACCTGGCCTTGGGAATAGCCCATTGGGTTATCCTGCGCGCCAAGGTCTTGCAAAACATACGTGTGCGTGGCCTGGTCCCATACATACTGGCGTTGGCCAGTCCCAGTGGCTGCCGCAGGTGCTACGGGTGTCGTTTGTGCAGGTGTGGCGCCACCGAATGGGGAAGCGCTGCCGCCATTACCATCACTGCCGTAGGAAGATGCACCGTTGCCTGCACTGCCCCCAGAAACCCCGCCCGAAAAACTACCAGTCTGCTGCCCAAACCCAGACATACCCGAAACAGCCATACCCACAGCTGCCCCAATAGCAGGACCAAATGCTGCAGACGCCAACCCAGCCGCCATTGATGGCGACAAGCCAAGTCCCGGAGTACCGAGTCCACCATCTGGAACACCATAGCTCGGATTGCCTGAAGTGGGGCCCGCAGGTACTCCCGGGACTCCCTCCATTCCTGTATCGAACCCAAGGGAGGCGGCAAGGGACGCTGCGTCCGAAGGAGACATGTCATTTGTGGCGAAACTCTCTGTCGCCACGTCACTGGTCGATGGTGCGGCAGTCGCAGGTTCTCCGTATCCAGTACCTTCACCGCCAATGCCATCGCCACCGCCATCCTCAAAATGGCGTTTTATTTTTTTCGCTTTAAGTGCCTTAGCCAGACTCATGGTTTCACCTTCAGGACATTTGACGCCGTGGTGTCACGGTACACATCCCCCGAGCGAAGGGTAGCCAGCGCGCTCTCAGTCGGTAGTGTACCAATATTGATGTTCAGCGTGCTGGCGTTGTGGGGGTACGGAGCGTTTGCGCGAACCATGTAGTCGCGTATGCTCGACAGAATCTGGTCGAAAGTGCTCTGGTCGTACTCCTCCGGAGCCGTCGGTATTACGGGTGGGCGGACACTCATCAGGACCTCCGTCCATCTGGCCGCACGTCAATACGTGGCGTACCAACTTTCCACCGAACACCGGCTCCGGTCGAGGCAAAACGGATGCTCATGACCCGCCCCCGCGCGCGAAGGAAGACCTGTGGCGTCCACTGCTCGACGTCCGATGTGGAAACACGTGCCACCGTGTTGGTTGTTTCCGTGTTGTGCGCAGAGCCTGGATTGTTTCGCGTGCGTACCGTAAGCTGCCCCGCCGGCGCAACGGCATCAGACCCTGTGAACGTGATATCCGGAAAAGCGGAGCGTACATGCGCCAAACGATCACCGTCGCCGATGTCGAAGTCCGCAGACTCAATAAATGCGCTGACGGCCGCGGCCGTACCTGTGACACCGTCGTCGTTGCCGACCTCATGGATGACAATGTTCTGCGACGTCGTAGCGGCAACGGGCCCTGCTTTCAAGGCCCCGTCAAGCCATGCTGTACGGGAAAGCGAGCCATACGCCCACAGGTTTTCCGTGTAGTTGAAAATCACGTACCTGTCGGGCGTGTTCTGCCCTGTACTGCAGTAGTACCACCACACCTCGTCGAAACCTTCATTTGTGCCTGAGATCGTCTGGTACGCCTGCCCCGTATTCCAGTTGTCGAATACCTCATCGGAAATAGGGCACGTCAGCGTGCGCACGCGGCCATCGAAGAAATAAAACTTGTCCGTTCCCATCCAGTAGACAACGCCATTGGCAGACGTGGCAGCCATAGGGCCCGCGACCGATATGTTGTCTGACTGCTGCGTGAAGCCGAAGACATACGGCGGGCCCACATACTGCATCACGTAAGCGGCCGTATCCGTCAGCACCAGGATGTCCTGGCGTGTGTGGAACGCCGCCACGATAGCCGCGCCCGCCAGCAGCCGGTACTCCCCTGCCTGTGTCGTAATAGACGGCGTCCACTGAACAACACTGCCTGCGTCGCTCCACCGCACGAGTAAGGGGTCAATCGTTGTCGTGCCGTACCCATTCGTACCGAACAGCACCATGATGCGCGAAGACTGCTCTAGCAGCATGTAGTTTTGGTACAAGGGGACGTTCGACGCGCCACCAAGAGAAGACACCGCCACCGCACGGTCGTAGATTGTTGGCGTTGCGTTGGGGGACCACTGATACGGCGCTCCGCCGCGTTGCCCCAAAAGCAGATTGTCCCCGTACGGAACTTGGTTCCACAACCGTAGCCGTACTGCGGAAGAGCCCCCTGACGTGCCCCACACGCCAGACCCCCAGCCGCCGGCGCCCCACGCCCCCAACACCGCAGTGTCAATGTCGGACCCAACAGCGAGCTGGAAAGCGGCCGTTGTGTTGCCTCCCGTGGCATTGCTCGACGCCGTAGCCCCCACCGTTACTTGATACGTGTTTGCGTCGAAGTAGGTGATGACAAACTCACCGTTGAACGTGGCTGCGGGGATGCCCCCCACGGCACTCGCAGACCCCGACAGCGTCACATAGTCCCCCGTGGCGCCGCCGTGTGCGACCTGGTTGACCTTGACTACGGCGCTGCCGTTCGACGTCGTGAAGGCGTTCGCCGCGATCACTGTCGTAGACCGAAGGGGTGTGACGTCGTTGTAAGTGCCCCCATTCTCGATGTACATCTTCAGGTGCGTGCCCACCCCCGTAAGCACATTGCCGATCTGCGTACGCCACATGGATAGCGTGCGGCAAACTCCAAGATACGTATTGGCGGACAGTCGCTGCCAACCCCCAATTTTCTCGGGATTGCCTTGCCGGAAACGTACTTTGTCGCAGGAATACCAGCCCCCTTCATTGGCCAATGAAGTCGTGTCCCGGATGATTCCGGGGCGGAACTGGAGTTTCTGCAGCGGCATTTAAGGACTCAAAAAGCAAACGAGCTTGGGATTGTTGACGTATTCGTACAGCACCCCGTAGTCTATGGCGAGGCTTTGGGCTTTGCCGGCGAGTCGCTGAAGATCATCGTTAATTCGGTCAGGAAGTTGAACGATGGTGGTTTCTGGGTTACTGGGGGAGCTTGCCGTTGCGGTTGGGGGGCTACCACCACTGCGCCCACATCCACTGGCTGCGGTGGTGCGGAACTGCAACTTTGGGCCAGCAAGGCGAGCAGCAAGATCAGCGGCGTTGGCAGTTTGTTGGGCATCACGTTTCTCCTCAAGAGCGGAAATCAAGCCGCCGAGCTTGACGGTAGCGGCGATCAGTTTGTCTTTTTCGAGACTCAGTGCGGCGGCGGCCTCGGCCTTGAGCTTGTTGACTGCCGCTTGGTCGACAGCCTTCTGCTCCGCGCGGCCTTGCTCGATGTAGTGGCCGGTCAGCTCTTGCCAGCCGTAGATCAGCGCGGCGATGAGGGCTACAACCGAGAAGAGCCTGACGAGTAGCATGGTCACGCGAATACCCTCGTTCCGTCATGGTCGATCACTAACGCCTGGTGTCGATTCAGGGGGCCGAAGCTGATGTGGCACCAAGAATTGAATTCGAGAATACATTGGTCGTAGGGAATCGAGCCATTGCTCACAATCGCCCGCACCACCTCGGCCGGCGTGCCGAAGCCGGGGCAGATGATGTCCGCCGCTTCGCCCGTCACGTGCTGGCTGTTGGGCACGCCGCCGACCGCCTTGTTCACAATGGGGCTGCGGTAGCCGCTGTTAATGTGCAGGGGCGCCTGCAGCAGCGCGCGCACCATCTCCAGCCCCAGAGCCGTGTTCTTCAGCCGCTCCACCACCTCGGGCGGCGGCGTGTTGTCCAGGCCCAGCCGCGCCGCGCTCTGGCTGGTGGTGAATTCTTCGAGAGCAAAATGCGTGGACAGCTGGTTCATGGGATGTGCTCCACAACTTCAGACATACTGGCGAGGCGAGACTGCACAAAATGCGGCGGCTCTTCCATTGGAGGCTTCGGTGGTTCTTGTTTGACGATGGCTGGTGCTCCGTTGTTCTGCAGCCATTGCTTGTGCGTAAGCCAGAAATTTAACAACCACGCCAGGAAGAAGAAAACCACGGCCCAGATGAAATTCTCGTCGCCGTTTCGTACTTCTGCCCACACACTGACATCTCCAGCAAGGACTAACCCGTACATGACACCCCAGCCCAATTTGTCCTCTTCCGGATTCAGCTTGTACAGACGGCAAAAGCAGGCGCCCATGAACACCACGCAAACAATATCGAGCAAAATCATTTGGCGGCACCCCCCAAGCGCTCCGCTGCGGCGCGTGCTGCGCTGGCTCCACCATCCGTAATGGCGGTCAGGAATTTCTGTGCCCCGAATGCACAGACGAGGGTACATAGCATCAGCACAGGGCGCACCACATTCTGCGGTGGTGCAGGCAGGAAGCTGGCCAGCACAGTTCCTGCGATGCCCCCCACAAGGGTAGATACCACGGCAAATGCAATGATTTTCCACTTGTTGACTTCGTCCTTTGGCAGCGTCCACAGCACCGAGCACCCCGCCCCGATAGCCGCGCCCACGCCTGCGTAATAGTCAAAACCAAGCAACCGCACCGTGATGCTGCTGATAGCGAGAATGAAGACAGTCAGGAGACTGTCAGAAGCCGTATTGCTCATCCGTAGTCTCCTGTTACCGAAGTTCTGCCCACACGAACGGGGAGCCCACAATCACACAGCTGTATGTCGCCCCATTCGGAACCTTGCCGTACACACAAGAATTGCCGCCACTGCTATTCTGGCTGCTGCGGGCAATCTGAATTCCGGACACCGTCAGGATACAGTCCGTAGCCGTGGCCGGTGCGCTTGTGATACTGACTTCAATTTCCCGTCCTGTCGAGTTCGTGTACCCAGTAGCAGATGCCCTGCTGGCAGACATATCTTGCCAAGTACGCGGCACTTCGTAGTTGCCCAGGACAGCGGCGTAACCGAAAACCTCCACAACATTCGCAGCCGTAGCCCGCAGCATGAACGTATCACCCGAGACGCAGACAATAGTAGCTCCTGTTTGCGTAACGATACTGCCATTGTTCGCCAACGTAAATGCTCCACCTGCCGTCACCCGCAAAACCCGCCCGACGGCCACAGTAAATGCCGTAATGGCGTTCGTACCTGTGATCTGGATGTCGTCCGTGTCGGGAGCGTTGGTCGTCAAGTCGACTGTTCCCGCGACCGAAGCGATGTCGATACGGGTCGCGCGGGGGGGCGAACTGATAGCTGTGCGCGCCGCTGCTGCGGTCGTGGCAATAAACACTGCATCTCCCACAGTCGTCGACCCCAGGGCCGTACGTGCTGCTGCCGCCGTTGTCGAGCCGGTGCCGCCATTGGCGATAGGAAGTGTCCCTGCCGGCGTTGTGGGGAGCGCAGTAAACGCATTGACTACGTTGGTTGCGTCGCACCGCAGAAAGGCGGACGTGCCGTTTGCGACAGAGATTCCTGAGCCTGCAGCTGTCTTCAGCGTTAGCGCAAAACCGCCAGTGGTTGCATTCTCAAACAAATACAGCTTGGCCGCCGTCGGGCAGATCACGTTCCTGTTTGCCGTAAGAGCGCCCGTCATGCGCACCACCATATTGCGGGCTTCGTCCGCAGACCCGTTTGCTGTGGTCAGCGTGTAGTCTGCGTCCGCCATTGCCACTGAGCCACGGCCAGAGATGGCAGTCTCCAGCAGGGCGGTCACGCCCGTATTGACCGTGCTGCCCCAGGTGCCCGAAAGCTCTCCGTCCGTCGGCAGCGTCAGCCGCAGGTTGGTTGTGTACGTACTTGGCATCGTTGGTCCTTATCGTTTGCGATACCGGTCGATCCGGCTGCGGCCTGTGCCGAAGTTCTTAAGCTGCCCCAGTGCTTCGTTGTACTGGTTGTTGTACATTGTCACAACATCCTGCTCTTCTTTCAAGTAGACCGCTGCGTCCCGCAGTGCCCCGTAGAGCAGCGCCGCCTCGTAGTTGTCCCCAAGCCACGAAGTACCCGAGTCGACGATAGACGCAGGGTACCCCAGGTACCGAAGCTGTGTGGCATACGCCGCTGCCGGCGGTGGCCCTAACTGCAGTGTCGTTGTGTTCTTGACCGCGTAGTACTTGGGCACGTCCGTGGTGGTTGCGACAGGGTATGCGGTATCCAAGAAATCCACGCTCTTCGGGAGCAAGAAAATCTTCTCTCCATATGCGGTAATGGCGAAACTGTCCACCGACAAAAAGTCTGCAGGAACTGTCACAGCTGCGACACTTGCTGTGATTGTCGGCGACGCTGCGAGCTGCGCCAGGGGGAGATCGGCATCGTTGATGATGCGCTTTTCCGTCGCCTTGACGAACTCAGGAATGTGCGTGTAGAAAGTCGGCTCCGCGTCAACCGCAAAGTCCTTTATTGCCTGCAGCAAAGTAGCGTAGTTCATGGCCGTACAGGAGGTGGTACATAGGGCGGCACAGCGGCTTCTGCCACATCCGGCCGGGGATTACGCA